GGTTGCTACTTGAAGCATATAGAACATAGGCTATACAGGGCAATTGATAGGGTCTTTGGCGAGAAAAACATTGTTATCAAAGGATACAATGTGCAAGAGATTGGGAATATTGTGGCCCAAAAATGGAATTCATTCGGAAATCCCATTGGTATTGGTTTGGATGCAACGAAATTCGACATGCATGTGAGTGAGGCTATGTTGAAGTGGGAGCATTCAATTTACGAGTCACTGTATAAAGGTGATAAGGAGTTAAAGCGATTATTATCATACCAAAGGGATAACAAAGGTGTTGGGTACTGTGATGATGGAAAGTTATCTTATAGAGTCAAAGGACGGCGGTTTAGTGGCGACATGAACACGGCTCTTGGTAACTGCATTATCATGTGTGCCATGGTTCATACATACGCAAAAGAACGTGGTGTGCCAATTAGATTTATTAATAATGGAGATGATTGCGTAGTGTTTATGGAGAAGGAATATGAGAGTAGATTCATATCTGGACTTGACGAGTGGTTTTTAGAACTGGGGTTCAGGATGACCCGAGAACCAACCGTAAACGCAATGAGCCAAGTAGAGTTTTGTCAAATGCGACCATTGAGAGTTGATGGTGGTTACACAATGGTACGTAATTTCGACACAGCTCGAGAGAAGGATAGTCTATGCCTACTACCCCTCAATTCTGAGGGTGCTATGAGAAAATGGCTTTATGCAGTTGGAGAATGTGGGTTAGCCTTGTGTTCTGGGGTTCCGGTAATGCAATCAATGTACGAATGTTATATGCGTAACGGTGTTGCTTCCAAAATGGGAGGAGCAGTGCAGATGCAAAGTGGCATGCGGATGTTGGCTGTGGGGCTGGAATCAAAGAAGTCTGATGTTATGGATGATACCCGTGTGGACTTTATGGAAGCATGGGGATATACACCAGACGAACAGGTAGCCCTTGAAGAGTACTATAACAACCTGCAAATAGACTATGAGAACAACACCGTTGATAATTTCATAGAGATAAACAGTTCACCATTTTAATGAGATTTCATGGCAATTATTGTGGTCCAAATTGGTCCGGGGGAAAACATCAGTCCAGTGTGGTTGGTGATGTTGAAGCTGTTGACGAGTTTGACAATACTTGCCGCCTGCATGATGCAGCCTATGCAACCGGTGGCGATTTGCTACGTGCTGACCTTGACTTCTTTGCTGCCAATTTTGGTAAGGGACTCAAGAGGACTGCCGCTGCAATCCCAGTGGGCGTTCAGGCTGCAATTCGGGCCATTGATAAACAAATTCCTAAAGTTTATAAAGATAAAAAGATGACAAAGAACCTGAGAGGAGCGCAGACTCCACAAAAATCTGCAAAACCTTCTGGAGGCGCTAAGTTGGGCACAGTACCAGCTGCTTTCGGCTATACAATTAAAATGCAATCACCAAAGATCGTGCGACGTGGCGACACATCCACCATTACTGGCAGTGATTTTGCATCAAATGTGTTTGTATCCAATTCGAGTAACTACGAGCCTGCTGCTTCGGTGTGTATAACACCAGCATATTTCCAAAATGCAATGTTGGGAAATTTAGCAAGAACGTATGAGAAGTTCAGAGTGAAAAGAGCGCAAATTGAATACATACCTTCCGTTCCTACATCCACAGCGGGTCAATTGGTTTTGACATCGACTAGCACAGTAAAAGAACCATTCATTGCTGGCAATAGCTCCACTTTCTTAAGTCGCGCTCTGTCACAAGGAAATGCTGTTGCTACTCCTCTGTGGGAAAGGTGCTTGATGGATCTGCCTGGTTCCGAATGGTGCATCGTAGATGTGCTATTAGACGGCGATCTTGACGACTCAATTCCCCATGAGGTGCAAGTATACGCAACTGGCACCACTAGCCAGGTTTGTGGAATATTAATCCTCCACTATGAGATGGAATTTAAGGACCCACTATATGTATTCCATCCTACATTAATACCGGTACCCAAAGGTAATGGTATTATTTGTACTTTCATTGACAATAGTGACGTCAATGCAACTACGGATGTTATTATATTGTCAGGGGCCTCAATATCATTCACAGAAAACCAAGGATCCGTCTTCAGACTAATATTCCAACAAGCGCGTTCAACAAAACCGACAGGCCCAGCAGCTTGGTCAAACGTGGCTAGAGTTCAGAA